GTAGGTGTTTCAGTATTTGTAGGTGTTTGTGTAGCAGTATTCGTTGGTGTCTGTGTTGGTGTTTCACTCGGAGTATTAGTCGGAGTGGAGGTATTTGTAGCGGTCTGTGTTGGTGTTTGAGTTTGAGTTGGCGTTTGTGTAGCAGTATTTGTTGGCGTTTGTGTAGCAGTATTTGTTGGCGTTTGAGTTAAAGTAGGAGTATTAGATGGAGTTACTGGTGGAGTATTAGTTAGTGTTTGTGTTGGTGTTGGAGATGGAGTTGGTGGATTCAACTCATTTGGCGCAAATATATAATTTGAGTTAAACTCATTGTCTGAAATAAACTCAACATAGTAATCATTTGTAGTGTTTGCTGATGATACAAGTACAATCGCTGTTCCATATTCAACCGCACCATCTGATAATGCAGGATTTAAGTTTCCCGATCCAGCAGGTTGCTGTGAGATGGAGTAGTTATACTGGCCTTCGAACGGGAAGGCAATCTCACCAACACCAGTTCCTTCAATAAATTCAAACTCATCATATCTACTTCTTGAAACAGATATATCAGTCGGAATAAATCTAACTTGTTGTTTAGAAAAAATATGTGTAAAAGAGAATAACCACTCAGGATTTGGAATCGTTGAGTTTTGTGATACCGTTACAACAAGGGAATTTCTCTGTTTGGTTTTGATTATCAGCATATCAATTAAATATAACATGGGGAGTGTTTGCTCCCCATGTTGAATATTCATTTATTATCCTTGAACTGTGATACCCTGAGCGATTGATGCTAAGGAACCTGACAGTTGATTCATTGGATTTGGTTCGAGATATTGGAATGTCATATTATATCCATTTGCATCTCCCAAGGCCTTTCCACTGACGCTGGTACCAGCACTGATGAAACAACCATAGGTTTGACCCAAATAGAAATATTGACCATTATTATCTTCCGCCACAATTGCTAATCTCTGTGATTGAGCAAGGGTCTTCAAGATGTTTCTCTTGTCTTGACCAAGTTTGTTGAAATAAGTTACGACTTCCCCCTGGTAGAAAACTGTACCATTTTCTAACGAAGCATTCACTGTTTCAGTTAGTTGTGATGAGGTTCTAATAAGTTGAAATTCATAAAATGTTCCTGTTCCTGATATTGCAGTGATGGTATCACCTGTGCTTTGAGTAAGAGATGTCACATTTGTATAATCTGTGATCCACAAAGTTGCTAAACCACCTGTGTTGTCTCTACATCCCAACTGAATACCTGCTGTTAAATTACAAGCCATTATATGTATAGTTATATTTTTCTGTTTATTTGTTATAATTGGGGGGAATTACCCCCCCAAATAATATTTGGTTTATGATAAACCGTTCGTTACAAAAAATTGTGGAAACGCTATTGCAGTTCCTAATTTCCATGCAACCATCATCCTAACCTCTTGAAAATCAACGCTGAACCAAGCACGGAATGAATCTTCATCACTTGTTAAGTCGGTGCCTACTAAGAAATACTGTTGTGGCCCTAACACGATTAAATTGGATCCATTCAAGCCTGGTACTCCTACCACTCTGTAATTAGTTTGTGGGTGGAAGATTGTATGAACAGAACCTAATTTATTTACAGATGAGTCAATGTAGAAATTATTTACATTTCTAACAGCAGTCAAGTAACACTTGAACTGTTGCTCACTCATAAAGATAACAATGTCTTCTCTTGAATAGATGTTTCTATCCATAGCGTTAATCAAGTTATCAACCTGAGCCAAAACAGAGTTTGCTTTTTCAACAGCAGAAGAACCTGTTACAGAACATAATGCAGTTTGACCTGTCAATTTAACAACACCAGAAGTGTTTGCGAAAATCTCTTTGAAACCAGAGAATGTTGATGTTCCTGAGGAAGCATTCCATAATAGATCTTCGTTGTATCTCTTGATTTGTCTTGTTTGAAGGTCGATGATAGCCTGCTCAAATGGTGCTTGTTCGTTGTAAGAACCAGCGTTCAAATACTGGCCTAACCAAAGAGTGTTCAATTCTTGAAGACAAAGTGATTGATTTACTTTTAATGCCTGAACTGTGATTGGAGCAGTTGTAAATTCTACTGTTCCTGCGTTGTTCCATCCGCAAGTTGTTCCTGTTTGAACAGAAAGGGTTTCAGAAAGCAAATTGACATTCATTGTTCCTTTGATACCAACTTGGACATTCACATAATCCATTGTTACAGGGGACAATACCGCTTCTGAAATGATGTCAGCATTTAACTGATCTACATAGGTTGATAGACCACCCAAATCATAACTGAAATTCAATTTTGAAAGATTTTTTTTCAGCTTATTTTTTATTTTATTTTTATTTAATTATCGAGACATACTCTCTCGTAACTTTCTAAATCCTTCTACCTTACTATAAGTGGAGGAAACAGAATCGTTGTTTATTGGTTGATTTTTTAATACTCTTGAACCAGCAGGTTCGTTAGAGAATTTTCTAAACTTTGCTTCAAGAACCTCATTCTTTTTAGCCATCTCATCAAGTTTTGCTTCCAAACGCTTAATTGTAGATGCGAATGCTTCAGCAAGTGCTGAAAAATCATCAGCCTTCTCTTCTACATTTTCTCTCTCTACAATCATTCCGTCCTTCACCATAACTCTGATTTTGACTTCTTTTCCTTCGGAATCCTTCAACATTACTTGGTGTTCTCCATCTGGTGCTTTAACCTTTTCACCATCGTCTTTTACTAATTCTATTGGTTCTCCAACATCATAAGTTGGGGAATCAACAATAGCACCCTCAGCAGTTTTTGCCTCTACGAACTTACCACCTCTGGCTTCTGATGCTGCTTTTGATTGAACGCCCTGAATTTGACCTCCAACAATATTCAACATCTTACCTCCACTTGTTTCATAAGTTCCATCAGAGATTGCTGATAAAGTGCCATCATAACCGACTTTTTTAACTAACACACCAGACTCCATAGAATCGCTTGCTAATCTAAGAACGCCTCCGTCTTTTAGTTTGATATCTCCATCTTCCATTTGGATTTCCATTTCTTTGGATTCAGCCATTTCTTCATCGATGATGCCTTCTTTTTCTTTTTTCGCCTCAGATTTTTCATCCTCAGTTTCATAGGTGTAATCACCCATTTTGATTTTAGAAACAGAACCCATTTCATCGACTTCGATTTCAGTGCCGTCCTCCATTTTGTGAGTACCACTTGGAGCAGGAATCATACCTTCGTCAGTTACAACATAAAGAACTTTTCCTACCTCTAACTCATCTTCCATTTTCATAGCCACACCTTGTTCGGTTTTTGACTCATAAAACTTTTGACTGGTGAAGGATAGAACATTCATTATTCTTTTAATCGCTTCTTTACTTGTCATAATCTTTTATTGATTTAAGTAATTGTTTTATTTGGTTTATTTGTTTGTCTTCTTTTGAGAAAACTGATTTTTCTGCGAATAGACCCTCCACAGAATAGCCTGTAAGGGCTTTTTCTTTTATAAGTTTCCATACACGATCATCATTTACCTTCATTGAAACAAACCATGTTCCAGCAGGTAATGAGAATCCATACTTACTTGATTTATCATATATTTCGTCCTCAGATACCCATGATTCAGTTATATAAACTTTATCACTACCTAATTTCAAACCATTATGTTCTATTGATGTCTCATCAGTTCTTTTTTCTTTTAAGAACTTATCAGCCATCTTCTTGATTGACTCCTTTGAGAAAAATACATAATATAGATTTCCCAAATCATCATATCTATGTATCATCTTATTTGGAACCATAGCGGCTCCAACGATGATTTTCTTGTCTTCATCTACAACTGAGAATACCATTTTCATATTCTCCAATTGCTTTAATTTTCTTTCTGACCAAGTTAAAGCGGCTTCACCTCCCCAACTATCATACATCAACTTACCACATCCATCATCATAAGATTTAGATGATTGTAAATCTACTTTATGTCGGGATAAATATGAATACATGCGTTTCAAGGTATCCACCGAAATCGCTTCACCCTTGGCTAACTGCGATGCCCGAGTTTTTCCCACCTGTGTTCCACAAGAACCCCAACCATTCTCGTCTGCCCATTTGACAGCCTTGGATGCGGCATCTTTAACACCCTCAGGATAGTCAGAGATTGATTCTGCGAAGTCATCTTCTGTCATCTTGATAGGAACACAGTTCGGACTTCCATCGTCCTTCAAACCGATTGCTTCGTATCCTTCCCAACAAGCATCTTCCAATCCCTTTTCCTCAGCAAACAAGTTAGGACCAGTCCTTGGCATTCCTGGCTTCCATTGTTTTGATGGGTTTGGTGAATTGATTGTAGCCTCAGGTCTTGTATCAGGTTGTGCGATTGCTGATTGTGCTTCTGTTTCTTCAAGTCCCTTTTGAGAGGATCCTGAATTGATAATTCTACCTTCTTTTTTGTAAATCAATTTGACCCAAGTATGACGACAGTTGTAAGAACCACGATATAAAAATATGTCATATACACCAAACTGAGGATTAGATAATTGTGAAATGTCTTCTTCACGATATATTCTATTGAATGATAACATACTAGCACAGAATTGTCTATTTCTGCTGTCTCTTGGACCAACATACTTGAATCTAACTCTGTAATTGTCTGTGTCTAAATCCGATGGAGCATTGGGGTCTGAAAACTTATGTTGATTCATTTTATGAACCACCTGTGGAGTTATCTTTTCAATTCTAACAATCTCCC